CCGATTGGGCTGTGGTTCGGAAGGCAGACAAGGGAACGGCGATCCCCTCAAACATCCAGACTTGGCGCGATGCAATCCGCACCAAAGCAACCGCAATGGAAAGTGCGATTGATGGTGCGGCAAACACTGATGCTGTAGCGGCGCTGTTTGTTACATTTGACTCAGAAGGAAATAAGTCTGGTATCCTTTATGATTGGCCTGTGTTGGGAAGCTAGTAAATGCCTCTGTCTAAAATACAGTTTAGACCTGGAGTAAACCGCGAGACTACGTCCTACGGTGACGAGAACGGCTGGTTTAATTCGGATTTGATACGGTTTCGTAAGGGTCGTCCTGAGAAAATGGGCGGCTGGGAGCGTCTGAGCAGCAACACCATAGACGGGACAGGTCGTTCCCTTCACGTCTGGGCGGCGCTCGACGGATCCAAATTCATGGGCCTTGGCACGGAAACCAAGTTCTATATTGAAGAGGGCGGTGGTTACAACGACATCACCCCAATACGGTCTACGGCTACGCTTGGGTCCAACCCGTTGAAAACGGGTGCCGCAAGTTCTGCTGTAGTTACTGTAACCGCAGCAGCACATGGAGCAGTGACAGGTGACTTCGTTACTTTTAGCGGCGCGACTACTACGGATGGTATAACTGCCGCGCAGTTAAACACGGAACATCAAGTCACCGTTGTTGATTCTAACAGCTACCAGATTACTACGGCTGGAACAGCCTCTTCCGGAAGCACTGCGGGAGGCGGATCTGCTGTTATTGCTAACTACCAGATCAACACAGGTCTTAACACGGTTGTTAGTGGCACAGGTTTCGGTGCGGGTCTCTGGAGTGGTTTGTCTACGGGTTACGCCCAGACCACGCTTAATGACGCTGGTGGTATAGACGCTAGCGTTACTTCATTTACGCTCACGAGCGCCGCTTCTTTTGAAACCGCTGCAACCACCACCAGCGCAAACTTAACGGTCATAAGTTCTTCAATACCGGTTGCGGACTCCAGCGGGTTTCCAAGCAAGGGAACAATACTGATTGGCAGCGAGAAGATACGGTACGGCACCAATGTAGGTAACGTATTTGGAGATCTTACCCGCGCTGACGACGGCACCACTGCGGCAACGTCCTCCAGCGGAGATTCAGTGACCTTCGTTGGGCTGATGCTAATCGACAGCGAGTTAATCCAGTACACAGGAAAGTCTACCAATACGATTAACGCAGGCGTTGTTCGCGGTGTTCGAGGCACTACGGCAGCAGCCCACGATGACGGCGTAGATGTTAAGGAAGCGAACGACTTTGTAGGATGGGGCGAGTCTTCCAGTACCGCTGCTAACACGGGCTCTAACATACGCCTGTATAGCCAAGACAATTGGGGAGAAGACCTTATCCTGAACGTTTATGATGGAACTCCGTATTACTGGGACAAAACACTGGGCCTTGGTTCACGGGCCACGGACCTTGCTTCTCAATCAGGTGCTTCAGATGCACCGACAATAACACGTCGGATTATGGTTTCCGGCGCGGACAGGCATGTTGTCTGTTTTGGCTGTAATCCTTTGGGTGAAGCGGACCAAGACTTGTTAATGGTGCGCTGGTCTGACCAAGAGAATCCTGTTGATTGGACGCCTACCGCAACGAATACGGCGGGTTCTCAACGGATATCTTCTGGTTCCGAAATTATATCGGCGCAGAAAACTCGGCAGGAGATGCTGATTTGGACGGATACATCGCTCCACGCCATGCGGTTTACGGGGCCTCCGTTTACGTTTGGTTTCAGTATGCTGGCAAACAACGTGTCTATTATTGGCCCCAACGCTGTGACTACGGTTGGCGACAAAGTCTTTTGGATGGATCGGGAGAACTTCTACGTTTACACGGGCCGCGTTCAGACTATTCCCTGCACTCTTCTGCGTTACGTGTTTGACGACATTAACCTGGAGCAGAATTTCAAGTGCTTTGCGGCTTCCAACAAGATGTTTGACGAGATCTTCTGGTTTTATCCAAGTGCCGATTCGACGGAGATAGACAGATACGTCAAGTTTAACTTTACAGAAAACACTTGGGATCTGGGTACGTTGTCAAGAACAGCTTGGGTCGACTACGGCATACACAACAATCCAAGAGCCTCCGGTGTCGCCAGTGGCACGAACTTTGTCTATGTCCACGAGACCGGCGATGATAACGACGGATCACCCATGACTTCGTTTATTGAGTCTGCGGACTTTGATATAGGCGACGGCGAACAATTTATGTTTGTAAGCCGCTTGGTTCCGGACATCGACATCACCAGCAGCGATGCGGAGGCTTCGGTAAACTATATATTAAAGACACGAAACTACCCCGGAGACAGTCTGTCTACCAATTCTACCAATGCGGTAACAGCGACTACTCAGCAGGCATTTCTTAGAAGCCGGTCGCGACAGGTCGCACTCAGGGTAGAGAGTTCTACAACGGATATAACGTGGACGCTGGGCGATCTTCGCCTTGATGTACGTCCAGACGGGAGGCGGTGATGGCAAGTCTGCTGGATCACAGTATGCCGATGGCTCCTGATGAGTACGATGCGGACACGTTTGTCCGCATTTTGCGTGATCTAGAGATGGCTCTTACCAAGATAGACTTTCCCGCTGTAGTTAGCGGCGAGGATGACACAAACGGTTTAAACTGGTTTATGGACTGATGGCATCCGCATACAAAAATATAGTGACGACCATTGGGTCTACGGGGGATGTGGTCGTCTATACGTGTCCTGCGGCCACCCAATCCCTCGTAAAGAACATAAATTTATACAATAGCCATACCGGATCTATAGTGGTACTGTGCAAAATAACCGATAGCTCCGCTTCGGCAACGGTCATCTTGCAGAAGATCACCTTGGCTACTTTAGCCTCTACTTCTGCTACCGCAGACGTGTCCCTCACCGGTCCTTTTGTATTAGAGACAGGCGACACGCTTATATTTAACTGCGACACCGCGTCAAAGATTCAAGTCTTTGCAAATGTTTTGGAGCTTTCCTGATGTTACAGCAAACACACACCGTATCTAATAAAGGGCTTCAGTCCTTTGTTGATTCTTCCCCGGAATACGAACTTGCCCCAACCGGAATTGCGTCCATGCACGAGCAGGCTCAGAAGCTTGCGGAATATGGACGCAACGGAGACATTTATGTTGTTCACGCTGCGGAAGGCGAAACGGTCGTCCCGATGGAAGTGCTTAACGCAAACCCGAAGGTAAAAGATCTTCTCTTCAAACAAATGGAAGAGATGGGTCTGGATCCGCAGGAGTTTGTAGTTGGCAACGAGCTTAACAGCATAAATCCTGACACAGGTCTTCCTGAGTTTTTCTTCAAGAGTGTGTTTAGGGCGGTCAAGAGAGTCGTTAAAAAGGTAGTAAAAGTTGTTAAAAAGGCTGCGCCAATTGTGTTGCCGATTGCTGCGGCTGCATTTGGCGTACCGTTTTTGGGACCGGCGTTTGGCGCAGGGACTTTCGGAGCTAGCTTTTTAGGTAGCGGCATAGGAACTCTGGCGGGCGGCGGCAGCTTTAAAGACGCATTAAAATCCGGTTTAATTTCCGGTGGCATAGCGGGTCTTACGTCAGGTTTCACGGGGCCGGGAAGCTTTGGAGAAAACCTTACTAGCACTTTTACTGGTGCCACTCCCGTGTTCGACGCGGCTGGCACTCAAATAGGGACGCAGTATGCGGCCTCGCCGTTTGCAGATGCTCTTGGTAGCAGCGCAGCGAGACAAGCCAGCGCCGCAGCTTCTAAAGCACAGTTCAGCAATCTTTTCAGTAGTGATCCGTTGAGCGCGTTTACGGGTGAGGGTACGTTGTTTGGTGACACTCCGACCAGCGTCACGGACCCAGTAACCGGCGCTGTTAAACCGGGTTTTGTACCGACAACGCCGACAGCGCCGACAGCGCCAAGCCTTAATCCCAATGTTACACCCGTAAATCTTACCAACACCCCTTCTGCGGTTGAACAGGCCAAAGCCTTAAACTTGCCGATGGACGAGGCAGGAAACTTTTATGCAGGCGATCAGGTAGTAGCGGGTCCTAACATAACGGCATCTGGTCAACCTTTGGGAACCGGCAACATCATGGCATCCCAAGGAACTTCAACTTTACAAAACGTTGGCACCCAGATCCCGCCCAAGGACGTATCCACACTTGAAAGTTTATTCGGCTCAACAGGTAAATCGATAGACGAGGGTTTGACAACTGCCGGTGATTATCTTTTCCGTGGCGGCGATAGCGCAAAAGACATTGCCTCAAATGTGGCGAAGAAAGAAGCAGAATACCTAGCCAAAATGGCAAAGGCTGGTGTAAAACCTAGTGAGGCGGGTCTGAAAGCTGCTGCGGCTTCTGCTCAACCAACTATGCTTGCTAAGTACGGCCCAACATTGGCTCTCGGAGCGGGAGCCGCGTACCTTGGCGGCGCTTTTGACCCCGTAGAAGTTGAGCAGCCGACGGTGGACGATCTGGAAGGTTTTGTGCCTAGAGAAACAGGATACGACCTCTTCCAGAAAGATCGCCAAAGATATCTGGTTCAAGACATAAACCCGTACCGCTACGACCCCGGAAACCCTGTCGTGCCGACCCAGTTCACGGCAAGAGCAGCCGACGGTGGTTATATGCAAAGCTCTGACTGCCCCCGCCGAGAAATGTTGGTGGAAGGCCCCGGAACCGAAACTTCTGATGACATCCCTGCAATGCTTTCCGACGGCGAGTTCGTAATGAATGCCAAGGCAGTGCGCGGGGCAGACCCTTCAGGTAACGGCAACCGTCAAGCGGGTGCTGCAAATCTCTACAACATGATGCGTAACTTTGAG